GTTCTAATGTTGACACAATCATAGAAGAGGGCGATTTCAACTTCCAGAAAGGCGAACCGAGCCAGAACTATGATTACTTTCCCAACACAGTTAGCCATGGAATTGCCAGCGCACCACTCACTTTTTCAATTAACCAATCGATACACAGCAACATCCACGGGCTCGATTATGAGATGGTCGGTGACAATCTTCAAGACACTCTGCTGCCTTACGATCCAGTCGAGGATACAATCGGCAATTGGGGCGTGGACAATGATAGCGTGCAGTACACTGAGGAAATCTTAAGTCAAATAGCTCCGGCAATGACTGCGATCGCTGATCATAAGAGAGAGACAGGTTACACCCACTTTGGTGCTCCCAACAAGTATCAGAAACTCCATCTTAAAACCAATCAGCGCCCCCTTATACATCCTTATGCCAAGCCAGGGGTTCATGCTTTGAGTATGGGCCGGACCAGAGGTAGACAGCAGACTAGTAACGACCTCGACCATTGCATAATGGCCGTTCTTAGTAGACAAACTCACCTGAAGAAGAGGATGTCGAGGAAGGATGTTTATAAGCTGGCTATGGAACTTTGGATCGGTCTGAACAAATTTGTGGATTTAGAGAAGCTTGCTTCCATGAAATTGACACAGGAGGAGTTAACACAGTTTTTAATGCGGTTGCTTGAGAATATTAACAAGAAGAAAGATCCGCAAAGGCAAGATGAGGGATTGTACGGTGAGAGCTCCAGGAGTACTAACAAAATCCTCCTCTTCAATAAGAGACAGCACAAGAATGACCCCAAACCTGACGGAGCTTTCAGAGGTGATGAAAAAGTCGTCAACTCAGAATTGGAGATGGTTCCCAAATGTGGTCAAATCATCTCGGCTCAACCCAAAACGCTCAACCATATCGCCGCGCCTTATACGATGGCGCTTGAAAATAGGTTGAAGGCATGCTTGCGCAAAGGAGTACTCTTGCCCAATGGGGAGGATCCTAAAGTCTTCAAGAAAGAAGTTAATGCTAGATTGAAGATGAAAGGTGATTTTCAAAACGTTGCCTGCGATATATCTGAGCAAGACACCACAAAGACTGAGGCGACGCATCTTGTCTTTAGGTGGCTTTTCGAAGCCATAGGAGTGCCAAGCCACACTTACGACATTGTTCAACAAGCCTGCATCCGTGGACTGGATTCGGTCTGGACTTTAGCATAAACAACGTTGAAACCTTCCAAAGTGGCATCAATTGGACTTACTTGAATAACACCGTTGATTCAATGGCTAGAATTGGTGCGTCTTTCGAGATAGAAGGACTCAGGTTGGCAATGTTTAAAGGTGATGATGCTTATGTCTCTGCGCGTAAGGTGGACTATGTCAACAAGCGCAAAGAACTGAAAGTTGAGAGAGGCACAAATCTACCTTTCGTGGGTTTCATAGTTACGGAGACGGGCCTTGGTTTGGATTTGCCCAGACTGTGCAGCAAAGTTTTGAACAAGACTTACAGTGATGACAAGGATGTGCAGGAGTATATTGTGGCTGTCAAAGATTGGATAAATCATATTTCATGCAGAGATGAGATCGCTGCTTCCTGTGCCGCAGTGCAGCAGTATTACGGTTGCACACAGATGCAGAGCGAAGCACTCTGGTCTTTCCTGTACAATTACTCCAAAGGGAAAGTCATCACAAGCTTGCGGCAGCGTACAGCTAATGTCACATTCTCACAGTTGTATAAGGTGGTTCTTAAAAGGACCACGAAAAGCAAAAACAATCAAGATAAGTTATAAAACTTTCGAATTGCGGAGAAATATCCAAAATGCAAGCCAATAAAGACGATACTTTAGCTAACGTCGGAACAACACCTTCTTCCGGCCAAGTCAGCAAAACCACGACATTCTCCACCGGCGGGCCTAATTTTAACCTGCCAGGTGAAACTTACAAGCACGTGATTTCTTACGAGGTCGCAAACATGAACCTAAATTCGCAGACCACGGCAGGAACACCAATCCTCGAGCTGCAGCTAGATGCCAGTATTTCAGAAGAGCTGGCCAACTACCAGTATTGGACCATCGATGATTTAAAGCTGGACGTGCAATGCACAAGCCCTCTAGGCACCTCGAGCGGTGCAGTCTTGATGTCTTACATGAGCTATCCCATAAATGCAGATTGCCCAACTAATCCCACTCTAGCCAAAAAGAAATTTGGGCAGACAATGCCCCGAATCCTGATTAGACCTAGAGACAATAAATCCATAGACATCGATATTCACCAAAGCCCCATGTTTGGCAATTGGCGTTTTGTTAAAAGAGGAAACTCAGATGACTCCGCTGCAGTAAGACAAAGCAGTTTCGGAACCATCGTAGCTTTGGTAAACACATCACCGGCTGCTGCCGATGGTGCGAATTTTACTGCTTGGATTCATGGCACGAT